GATCTCGGCCAAGTCTGAGAAGAGGAGCTCTCCAAACGAGACTAAGCCGAGCTCCGGATCCTCCACCGTCTTTATCTTTCTGCTTTTCTTAACGAGCTCTTTCGGGTCGAAGAGTCTGCGCTTCTTCTCCTGCTCGCGATCGTACTCTTCAGCCCGCTCCTGGAAGCCCCTAACTTTTTCCCAGTCGATAGTGCCCTCACTCAAGAAGGTCCCTCTTGAGCGGCTTAGAATGAGCCGGTTGCTATGCCCTGGCCTTCACCGTTGAAGTCCTCGATGACAACGCCCTTCTGGTCCCATTTGAGGTTCCAAGTGCCCAAAACAACGTTTGCCAAGGTTATCTTGGGGCTGCCCGTCGACGTGCCTGCCGGCGCGAGGATGAACGTGACTGCTGTTCCGCCTGAGACCTGTGTTATGTACGTGTTGTCGATGTACATCCTGCTGCATGAGACCTTGTAGGTTTGAAGACCGGCTGCAAGGATCGCCGGCGCCTGAGAGCCCAAAGCATACTCTTTGATGATATCCTGGGTCAGAGAAGCCGTGACGTTCTGCGCGTAGCCTATCGTGGTTCCGCCCATCTGGATGACGGCGTTTCGGCCTATGTATGGTCCTGGCATTTCTGGTTTTCAACTCCCTGTTTTTGTGCTTCCTGGGAAGTCGGGAGACGCCCAAAGACGCCCGGCTTCCATTCAGGCTTAGACCAGGTTGACCAAGAAGTCCGTGAGCACTTGACCCACGAAATCTTCCCTGTGACTTTCAAAGACGGCTTGAGGGACTGCTTCTCGCAGGTTCATCTCCCACTGCCTCTGCATGAAATCTACAAATTCTTTGTAAGTGAGATTCTCCTTGATTTTCTGAATCTCCTTACTTCCCAGGATGAGCGCCAACCCGAGCCACTGTCGATAATAACGGTCGTTCTCGCTGAGGTAGACAAGCAGCTTCTCAGAAAACTCGAGGAACCTTTGAAAGTTGCGGTCCTTGAGTTTTATCAGAGTCTGATAAGGGATATCATCAAAGCGGCCTGCGTAGACTTCTGTTCTGAAAGCCCTTTTCAGGTTGGCGAAAACGTTGTTGACGATTTGAGTTTGAGGGTAGGTGGCCTCTGCTTCCGGCACGAGCTTCGTTAGAAGGTGCACGGTAACGTTTAGGAACCGCTTGGTCAGGAATAGCGAGAGGGAGGTTCCGTCAGCGAAACGTGTCTTGAATCGCCCGAGCAACCCCGTTCTCAACCTCCTCCATAAGCTCCGCAGCGTGCATCTCCAACGCTCGCGTCATGAACAAACGCGGCTCCATCCTTCGAGTGCCAAACTCAACATATACGCTGTAGTGAGCCCGGGCAAGGATCTTCAGGACCCACTTTCCTGAAGGCTCAACGCTTATGGAGCTGCGCAGGTAGCCCGTTCGCACCGGAACGAGCCTGAGAGCCTCGTCATAGATGCGCTGTCCAACAAGAGTGACCGCGTCCTGAACAGCCTGTGTTGAGGCAGAGGGAAAGTTTTCCTTGAGGGCAGCGGCCAGCTCAGCAGCGTATTCAACTGTAACCTGTATCACGGCGCTCATGGGTTTGACCTCATAGCGATAGTGCTCTTGGGCCAGCCGCAGTGTGGACATACGTAGCCGATTTTAACAGGATCATCAGACACGAGGTTCTTGTTCTGAACCACAGGCTCGCTTTTACCGCATAACGGACAAGTGATCAGAGTGATAACATAATCAACAAACGCGCTCATGATGTCACGTCGAAGCTGACGCACGTAACTTCAGCCGTTAACCGGGTGAGCTCGCCGCTCTCAACCTTGTAGGATTCCCTGGACACGTAAGCGTTGGCTATACCTTGAATTGTGAACTGCGTAGTCTCTATTATCCTGTAGACTTCCCTTCGCAAGCTCTCCCTCATGCTTAAAGCATCATCAACAGAAGTCGACACCCTTACGATGAGGTCGACGGTAACCCTCTCCGTCTTCTGAAATACCTCGCGGCTCAGCGGAACGGCTTGAACGGGCCCTGAAGCGCTGTAGCAAGCTACGACTACGTTCTTGCCCAGCTTCGCCCAGTCCATCATCTCAACCTTAGCGTCCGCCCAGTAGACGTCGGTCTGTCCGGGAGAGCTGAGGCTCCAGTTGCTCTGAAGAGTCTGCATCACTATGCTGCTTGCATCAACCATCCGATAACAACTCGTTAATCAACCTGTGAACTTCGCACTTGGAGCAGCTGCTATAGTCGCCGTTCTCCTTGCACTTCAGGCAGGCAGCCCTGCTCAGCCGCTTAAGCATCTCGCGTTTCCGCATAAGGAGGTGGCTGTAGTCCCGCCCGCCAGAAACCAACCCTCAAACAGCGTTAGGAGAAAGGAGAAGGTTTTGGCGCGATTCTCTGAGCTCTGACAGGCTTCGGGACAGCCTGTTTATCTTGGCCTGATTATCTCCACGTCGTAGCCGGCGTCAAGGAGCCGCTGAACCTCACTGCTCGTTAAGACTTGCCTGGTTCCGTTCACCTTGGCAACTATGTAGTTGCCCTTCCCTAATACTTGACTCATGGGTTAATAAGTCCGCCTCTGTAGGTGGGCACGTCTTGGGCTGCGGCCGCGTCTCCGATGAGCACGGGCGTTGTGAGGTTGATGATCTGGTTTGTGAGGTCGCTCAGGAAGCCGTTGATGGCGTTCTTAACTGCTGTCGCGTAGGGTCCCGCCCGTGAGACGCGCAGGTCTCCGAGGAAGTAGTCGAAGGCGCCGACGATGGCTCCGCCGCTGCTCACGACAAGAATTCTGAAGCAGGCGAGGTCTATGGCTCCGATCACGGCGTGATTGTACCTTGGATCCGCACTTGTTATGTCCGTGCCGATGAGGGCGTTCATGTAGGTGTTCGCGTAGGAGACGTGAGCTTGAAATGCTGCGGCTGTGAGCGTGAGGCCGTACACTGTGTAAACCTGGCTTGTAGCGTCGTACGCTGCCCCGAGCGCGTTCTGCACGTCTGAAACTTGAATGTACGTTACAGTCATGAGTGTTCACTCGTTGTTGCGGAAAGGAACTAAAAAAGGAGGTTGTCATGCCGATTAAAGCGGCATGAATCCGAACCGTTAGGGCTGTTTCGCCGCTGTCGAGCTCGGCTTTTCTGGCGGTATAATCTGAGTCGGGACTCCTGATACTTCTGTGACAGCTGCTGCTTGGGATGCAGTCACGCCGACGCCTGTCATAGCAACGATGGCGTTTACAGCTGTTCCCGTCGTTTGAGTAATGCTGTTTTGAGCGCTTCGAGTGATATACATGCCTACGATCTCTGCGATCACGAAGCCGAGTGTTGCGATGCCAGCGAAGATCAGGCCCATCTCAATCAGGAAGCCAGTATCTATGCTGGTCGTCGAGCTCGTTGTCACTGTCGTCGTGCTCGTCTCATTGCCGTCTGCAAACGCTCGGCTGACCATTGTGCCAGCCATGCAGAGTGCAATCAAGGCAAGCAATGCCAGAGCAATCTTTCTCATTAGGCTGTTCACCTCCATTTCCGCCTGCCAAGCATTGTTAGCAGGCTATGGAAAGAGGAGAATACCGAAAATCACAAAATAGGGAAATAGGGAAATTTGGTCTGTCTTGTTCAGGGTCGCTTAGCTCGTGTTCAGGCCCGTGACTTGGTAGATTGCTTCTCCACAGAGTATCACAGGCGCGTACCTGGTAGTCAGCATAACATCCACAGAATCTAGCTCTTTGACGATTTCAATGTCCGTCATCAACGGCCGCTTGATCACAAAAAAGCCGAGTGGAGCGTATGCGGCTGACAGGTTTTGGCCGGTGCTGAGGATGTAGGCTGTTCCCGCGCTGCAGACCATTGTCACGTAGACGTTCATTCCGTAGATCTTTCCGATGAGTCCGCTCTGGATGGGTCCCTCCTCGCCAGCGGTTCCGTAATACGCGTACAGCGAGAACTGGGGCAGGTAGTAGATGTCCCTGGCGTTTATGGGGTTGAGGATTATCGTGTCGGGTATGAAATTGTAGCTCTCTATGACCGCTTTTCCAGCGAGAATATCCTTCTGTCCGAGTCCGCCCGTTATCGTGAACGGCGTGCCCGTTGAGCCCATGCTTATGCCTGAGCCCGAGCTCGTGGTCGCGGCAGCGCTTCCTATTACCGTCATGCAGTCAAGGTCGATCGTGTAAGCCATTCTCCGCGCAAGCCTTCTCAGCTGGTCCTCGATAACTGGAATGTAGAGGTCCTCAATGTTCTCTCGGCTTACACGCTCCCTGAGGCCCTTCTTGTAGGGCGTGCATGTCAAGTAGTTATATGGCGTGAAGTCCATCGGAATCTCCGAGCCCTCGCTGACCTCGCTGATCGTCGCTGCTCTGCTGCCGCTCTGCTTCACGAACGTGGCTGTCTTGCCTGCGACGAGCGGAAACTCGGGCAGAAGCTTTTTCACGACCAGCGCTGGCATGGTGAGCTCGATGATCTTGCTGTGTAGGGCCGGATAGCCTATCGCGCCCGTGTCAACCCACGTGAAGGCATCACGTACCATACTCATTCATGGTCACCTTACCAGATTATGAAGTAGGCTGTTCCGCCGCTTGTTCCGGCTGTGACTGCGTTGGCGACTGCTGCCGTGTCGTGAGTCGTGTAGGTTTGAAGTGTGCCGTTGGGTCCTGTGGCGATTTGGTCGCCGGCGCTCACTGAGCCGTAGCATGTTGCTCGGACGAGGCCCCTGCAGATGACGGTCACGCTTTTTCCTGCGGCGCTCGCGTTCGTCAGGGCTACACCCATGAACTTGTAGCTTCCCGTCGTGCTCGCTGTCGGCGATACGGTCCAGGCAGCTGTCAATTCCACAACTTGTCCAACAGTGATGGCTGCTCCTGCTATGAATCTGAGTATGTAGCGGTCAGCGATGAGCGGTGTTGTTCCCTCAAAAAACGGTGCGCTCAATTGTCATCGCCCTTACTTGAAGCCTAAGAGTTTCTTGTGAGCCTTGAGAATGTCTTTGAACCAGTCGTAGTTGCCGAGAGCGTCTTTCTGGATCTCGTCGATGGCCACGATTCCCTGGCCCGTGTGACGCTTATGAGGCTGAGGTTTGGAGGCCCTTTTGGCTTCTGCCTCTTCCCCTTCTTCGGCCTCGCCCTCTTCTGCCTCTTCGCCCTCTTCGGCCTCGCCTTCCTCGCTGAGCTTCTTGCCGAGCTCGCTTATTTTTTTGGAAAGCTGGCGTTTCGTTGCTCTTTTTGCGATTTCAGCCTCTGCTTCGGCCACTCTTTTCTTCAAGATGTCCAGTTCTGCCTCGCTTACGCCTGGACCTTGATAAATCTGCTTCTCTAATTGCTGAAGCTGATTCATCAGGTCCTCGTATTCCACTTGTTTCGGCGCTGTTTCTCCGGGTCCTACGTTTACTACGCCCTGCGCCTGATGTGGAGAAGCATCTTGCTGAGCGTTCTGTTCAGGCAAGTGCTTCACCTCTTTTCTTGCTTTCAGTTTGTTTTCAGGTTCTTGCAGCTCGCGCTTAGAACCCACATACTTGTCATTGTTAAATGACCATAATCTGCGGCACGTGATGCTGTTCTCGTCTGCGCATGCCCCGCTGACGCATACACCCTCGCAGAGTCTAACGCGATACTGGCTTTGATCCATCGCGGCGGCGAAGCCCACAGGCTGAAACACCGTGTTCTTGTAGGCTGGGCTCGCTACGATGCTGAGCTCTCTGACTTTGGGCTTGTGCACGATCTCCCAGGCTCCAGGACAGAGATGGAAAAGTATGCCGTCCTTCCGCGTTGGACGCTTGCACTTGCTGCACTCCACGTCGTCGCTGTCAACCTGGATGCTCACGTGCGTCACATAGTTGCGCAGGATCTTCTCGATGAGCTTCTCCTCGCCCACCTCAGCCCTAAACCAAACCGTATCTCCCACACGCTTGGCCTCGGGCACCCTGCCGATGACCATCAGAGCAGACTCAGCGTGGTCTACGCGAAGCTGAGCTCCGACGAGGCCTTCGACGAGAAAGTCCAAGTCCTCGCTTGGAACCTGCCACTTGTTCGCGTTCACGCTCGTGTCGATGGCCACGCCCTCGATGTTGATGAGCTTCTCCTTCAACGCGTACTGCGCGTCGGTGCCCTCCTGGGCTTTGAAGGGCACAAAATAGTGAAGCTGCACAGACGTTTACCCTCAGAAAACTATCCCGGTTATGCCCTTCTCCCTGAACCATCGTTGCTGGTACGCTCTGAACGCTTCTGCGTCCTCGAGCATGCCCTTCTTCTGTTTAGGCGTGTAACCCTTGCAGCCTGGAACACTGCACGGCGGATGAGGCATGTTCAATTCTCTATAGTGGCTTAGAAGATGGTCATGAGCCTGCTTCTGCTCATCCCTGCTCAGCGAAGTATGCGTCACCCTTGCCATAGCATTGACTAAATGAGGCCTATCGATGCTTCCGTCAGGCTTATGGTGTGGTAGATTCCGATTCGTTCTTGGAACAGTCTTGCCTTCCTTGTCCTTATCGCCCTTCACGACGAGTGCAAACGCCGAGTCTGGCAAGTCATTGATTTCCTTTGTTGACCATTCTGCAGATTGGAAACTCATTCTTGTCATTCTCCCTGACTGTGAGACCAGAAAGGGGCCTGCAGTTTTCGGAGGCCCCTTCTCGGTCTTAGGGAATAGTCAAAAGGGGCCAGCAGAATTCGGAAGCCCCTTTTCATTCCCAGAAAACCCAAAAAGGGGCCTGCAAAAGCGGGAGCCCTTTTTCCCTCTTATTCTGGGATCTACGAGACGTTTGAGATCTCTACGTAGGCGTTTACGAAGCGGCGGCGCCACTCGTCCCAAGCCCTGAAATCAAGCAGGGTCCGAATCTGACTCTTCAAGTGGGTGTCAAGCCACGTGCGAACTTGCTCGCGGGTCTTGAACCGCTGCTTCTCAAACATGTAATTCTGAATCTCCCACCTCTCAGAGCCCTTAACTTTTCCGAGGGTGATCTTGACGCCCTTCCCCAGTTCCTTAACCCTGAATCGATCAAAAGCAGCGGGATCAGCAACTCGATAACGCCAAACGGTCTTATCCTCTTCAAGCCCTGGCATCAAGCACTTCTCCGTTTAGTTAGCGAGGAACTCCATGAACGTGCAGATGTGCTGAACGAGATAGTCTTTCACGTGAAGATACTGAGGTTTGCCGTCAAGCCGATCGACAAGCTGCTGAACCCAGACCGTAAGCTTCTCCAACAGTATCGTCTTCACTTTGAGGAAGTGCCGGTTCTCATCCGCCACGATCACGTAAGGATAGTCTATCGGAGGCTTCATGAACAGCACGTACTCCTTCTTCTTCGTTGGAATTACTATTCGACTCTGGCCAATCAGTCGGTTAGTGTGATACTTCGCACGGTCCATCTTGCCATATTCGAATCTGCGCTGTCTGCACCATAGACAGCTTAGATGGGGCCTGCGCATATAGTCTGTCCAGCCACATAGGCTGCTGCACGCCATTCGCGGCCAGAATCGCTTAGCTCCAGGACCAAACATAACTTGAATTGTTGTACGGTGCTGTGCAACGATGCACAATGAAATTCTTGTTTACTACTGCACAAGCGCGCGCTTAGCTTTCTTGAGGGTCTGACCCTGCTCCTCCTGGTCTGAAACGACAGGTAAGCCTCCGGCTTCAGGCTCAGCGGAGAACCCGAGCTCAGTCCGGGCCTCTGAGACCTGGAGGATTCCTGTCTGGACGAGCTGGCTCACATATTTGGCCTTGTCAGCCACGTTGGGCTCCCAGATCGGACGCCACTCAACCGTGGGGATCTCAATGCCTTCACCGTACTCGGCTTCGATGAGCTGCCTGAACAGCACGGTCTCAAGGACGTCACCGATGATTTCCTGAATCATCCTCAACCGCGTAACGTACTCCTGCATAACAACATCGGCTGTTGCGCGGTTCGTGCCCTCGCTCTGGCCCATGTAGATCTTAGGAACGCCCAGGACAGCGTCACGCTGAATCAGGAGGTAATTGAGCCAGAACTGCACGTTAACGTCCCTCGTCATGCTCTTAATAACATCAACTGAGACGTCGCCGCGCACAAACACGTCCGTGGCTGCCTGCCTGCTCTGAAAAGCTTGCATCAGAGCGGTCAGCTGAAGGTCGCTGAAGGGTTTTTCAGGCGTACCCGCCTTCACAACAAGCATCGGCTTCGTATAGCAATGAATAATCGTGGCGAGATCCGTTTCCAGCTGGTCGATGTAGGCCTGAAGCTTCAACAGCGGCCTCAGAAGGCTCGTGCCGTACGAAAATTCATACCAATATGACTTCGCGCCCCATCTGAAGTGCACGATGTCAGTGCTCGCGAATGTCACGGGTGGAAACGTGAGAAGTTGAATATAGCCAAGCACGTTTCCATAGGCATCGCGCCTCACTCTCATGTGCACGGGGTCCAACGGCTTAAGCCATTCTATACTGCCTGTCTGCTCGTCCCTGCAGATCTCCAAGAAGGCGTTGCCGAAGACGAGCATGTCGGTGGCCACGATGCGCAGATCCTGCAGTATATTATGCTCATCGCACCAGTCGCTTAGCCACTCGACGACCGCCTCATCAGGGCCCTTCAACTCGAAGCCCTGGCTGATGCTGAGGTTGACTGTGACGTCGACGGCCGCCTTGATGTACGGGGTGAATGTATAGAGGTCTTTGTAGGTGGGCAGGTCCTCGATCGGTGTGGCTCCCCACAGACGCTCCCAGTAGGCCGTGTAGGGCGGCGTGACGAAGCCGGCGCCCGAGCCCTTGAGCATGTACTTGGTAACGTAGCCCCACAGTTGTCCGTCAGCTTTCCAGCTGAGCGGGATCTCCTCTTCCATCTGACGCCGGCTGAGCTCCTCGGGTGCGAGACGCTGGGCTCTAAGGCTCAGTTTTTCTCGTAGGCTGTTAAAGCCCTTCTTGATTCTTTCTCCGAGAAAGCTCATTACTAATCACTCTTGTGTGGAAGCATGACGGCGCCTGTTCCTGGAGGCGGCGCGATCCGACTTGCAGCAACAGCGAGGGCGATCGCCCAGAATCGGTCGTCATGTGTGCCTTCAGGATGGCTGTATCTTATTTTTCCAGCCTTTGTTAACTCAAACCTTTCAACGTTCAACTCGTTAATCATGTCGCGATCATAGGGCAGTTTAAAGTCGCCTTCAACCATGTTTTGTTTCAAAACTGTTGCGATTTCCTCTTTTTTCGGCTCCGTAAATAGGACGCCTTCAACTGGCGGCAATCCTGCGTGCTGCATATCTTCAACGATCGGGTCGCCGACGCCTGTTTTATCTACGATGATCTCGCCGATGGTTTGCCAATTTCCGGTGAGGGCTTTTATGTAACCGATCACGCTTGCATAAGTGGTTTCCAGCGGAAACTGGTAGCAGTGAACGAGATGTAATTTGTTACCTTCGGTTTTCCGAATTATCGCAACTACGCTGAAATCTCGGTGCTTTCCAAGGTCGACGCCCATGTAAAAGTTGCCTTTGTTCAGAGAATCCCGCGGGATGAATTCAAGGTCGCTCGACACGCACGATGCAAGGAGGCTCTGACTGAGCCAGTGGTCCACATCCTCACTCCATTCTGCCTCCATCTCGCGTGTCCATCGCCACACATCGCCCTCATACTGGGCCCGCAACAGCTCCAGCTTGTTCTCAGTTAGTGGACCGTTCGGCTCCTTAGCATCTCTCCAAGTCAGGTGACTCTTTGCGTATGCTTTAAACGCGTCTTCGTTCCAGATGCGCCAGAAAATGCTGTCTGTATTCCAGGGCGTGCTCGAACAGATGAATTTGCCGTGCTTCTTAGTGACAAGCGTCCACATTACTGCGTCGAACATTTCTTCATCGTTCGGGATGAAGTTCATCTCGTCGCAGTAGATTATATCTAGAGTCGGTCCTCTGATGGTTTCAGGGTTATTCGGAAAACACTCTATCAGGCTGCCGTTCGCCAGAGTTACTATTGTTCTCTGCGGTTTTCCGTACCATCCTCGTGGGAGCTTACTCAGGAAAGCGTTGATTGTCCTTATGACGTACTTAGTTTGACGCCAGCTGGGTCCGACAATAGCGATATAACTGCTCGGGTTTGCCAGGGCGTACCAGAGGAGTAACGCGCTTATGATGTAACTTTTGCCGCTTTGCCTGCACCATCTCGCAGTTATAAATTCATTACTCAAGAAGAGCTTGCAGAGGGCCTCTTGATACTTGTACGGTATGAAGCCGAGAAGCACGATGCAGAATTCAACAGGGTCCTCTGGTACAACAATTTTAACTTGATCCTGCTGGAGGTCCTTCTTGAGCTGCTCGAACCTTTCCCTTTGCTCTCGCTTCACTCACCAAACTCTCCAGCTCGTCAAGTTCCTTGTTGATCTGTCTTTCGTCGAAGCCTTTTGCAAGTCCTCCCATAACCTGAGCCGTGTACGCGGCAACTCTCGCCCACTTCTCCCTCTCCCATAAATCCAGATTTTTATTCCTCGCCTGACCGCAACTCATGTCGAAAAGTTCTTGCAGCCGTCTCAGCAGCTTGTCACGCAAGTTTTGAGTATCAACTCTGCAGATCCGCTTGGCGATTTGAAGCCTGCTGACAATCATGCTATTGCGAGAAACTTTAACCAATACGGAGTACCCCCTCCCCCTCTAATCGCTGGAAGGAGCCTCTTCCGCGAGAATCAACGAGAACCTCGCCTTTTTCGATATCAGGCACCACACCCGGTTCAAGAGATTCGGAAACCAACGCAAAAACATCCTGACGTGACAATCGACATACAATCTCACACCTGACCCTGTCCCGAAAACCGCTGGATAGTATTATCCTTCGAACCAGCCTGCGCTGGCTCTTTTCCCTACTCCTTTTATGCATCAAAACTCCCCACTAACGCCACTCGAGGCGGCAAACGCTAGAAGCGTCCACACAAAGAATACATTCTGAAACTAGAAACCAAGGCGTCCTCTCACAAGAATCACAAGCAGCCACGCTCCAACGATATACGCTGATTATCTGCACAATGGAGCCGCGGAAGCGTGACCGAGGAAGCGTTGCCTGTGTCAATTTTCACTCTTATCACTCTCGTGTGTTTTGACCCGCTTTTCGAGGGCCTCGATCCTGAGGCGTACGGCTTCGGAAACGAACTCGGCGATACTGCGGTAGGTTCCAAGCTTCTCTATCAACTGTCTTACGCGGGCAACGAGCTCGTCGTTGATGGAAACGCTTCGGTAATTTCTGTTCGGCACGAGATACTCCACTTGAGCTTTATTGATGTGGTATACATGTGGTTTAGCCTTTTAACTGTTGCCGCCTCGTCGAAATCAAAAACGATTCGTGAGACACCGAAAATCTATTAAGCCGTGTCTAACGTATACGTAAAGCAAGAGTGTGGTAAAATGCCCATGGACAAGTACCGCGGAGTAAGCCTTCAAAAGGATCTCGTGGGCACAATAGAAAACTACGTAAAGACTCACCCAGAGATGGGCTACAAGAGCCTAGCCGACTTCGTAACCGATGCAATAAGAGAGAAATGCGAAAAACTCGGCATATTCACCCCAGAAACAACGGGCCCACCCCTCGAACACTTCAACATAAGCGAGGAGGGAGTGAGAGTCCTCGACAGGACCCTGAGAAACGGGGCGACAAAGGGAAGAATCATCGACATCTACTTCAAACCCGAAAAGATCCTCTGCGAATACTGCGACTCGAGCAGCTGCCGACACATCCAATTCGCCCTAAGCATACCAGCCGTCCAAAAGATCATACAACAAAAAGGCTGGAAAATCAAAGAACCGTAATTCATCTCGCAAGGCACGTACTAAAACGTGTCTTGATGGAAGGAAGGATAAAACTTTACCGCCAAACCCAAACCATTACTTGGGTTTGACGAAGGGCTGTATTTGCCTAAGAAGACCTTCAAGTTCTTCTATAAGATGCATTCGTTGTATCTTTTCTGACAAATAATGCTGTTCTTTTAGTAACCTAGCCAACGTAGAAGTATACAAAGTCTCAAACTCCTCTAGAGTGCCTTTTCGCCCACCCACATTCACATCGATTTGCAGGTCTTCATGCCATTTTTCTTTTTCTTTCTTGATGAAGTCTTGAGGACTCAATTGCAGAAAGAGCGCAGATTTCAAATCGAGTGAATCTGCCAACGTTGGTCCGATGAGCAAGCTAAGCCATGCATACAAAACTTCCGTATGTAGTCCAAAGGCTTTCAACTCTTGTTTGCCAATTTCATTCATGGTGATTTCCGCAGCTTGCTGGACCTTTCGGTATTTTTGAAGCCTATCCATAACCTGAGTCCATTTGTTCTGAAGGTCTTTATCAATAGTGAAAAAAAGGTAGTCGTCTGCCAATCCCTGTGGTTTCTCTCCAACGATGCCTGAAGAAGTCTGGCATGATTTCACGCTTTCTAGTATTTTGCTCGTTTCCATGAACATCGGGCCATAGATTCTCTCTCTTAACTCTCTTGCGAAATGTTGTCTCTCAATTCGATATGCACCTACATAGGTTATTGCAGCACCAACTACGACCCCTAAAAGAGTACCTAGTAATGTTGAATAATCAACCATCTACTCTGCCTCTGAGAATCTCGTTAAAGCCCTTAGTTGTGCTAAAGTTTTCTCCCAAACCCAAACCGATAGACGCTAATGATAGTGTGCCAGATAGAGAGATATCAGTGCGCTCTCAGATCATAACCTAGGCTTTATACTTAGTAGCGTCTTTCTTGTCTTCTATCTCAGATGACCACTATTGTCAAAGAGTAAGAGAATTCAGAAAATCATAGACACATTAGACTTAGGTTGGAGTGATTTCTATTACAGTAAGACAAAACGAGCAGGCAAAGCCCTTGTTTTGAGTGAGAACGTCAGATTAACGACGTTTCAAAAAAAACTTGACAAGATGGAATTAGCAGCCAACGTAGTTGGCATCGATGAAAACATGAGCTATTCGATTTTTGACAAGAAGGGAAGAAAGCATCCAAGCGCTCAAATATACGCTGTAGATTTTCCGTCAGATCTTAGAGCTTCCATATACCTTCTCCTAGGAGGCTACTATAGACAATCGATTCTTTGCCTTAGGAATTGGCTAGAGATGAGGTTGACAGGCATCTATTTTGGTTTTGTCAATCAAGACCGAAGACACTACCGAGAATGGATGAGAGGCAAGAGATGGGCGCCAATCGGAAAAGACCTTATCAAGCAACTGTTTAGTCGAGCGGAATTTCAAAAGGCCGACCAGAAATTTGAACTACGAATGAAGTTGAGAAACCTTCATGCAGAACTTTCAGGCTTCACCCATGGAGCAATACTGGGGAAATACGATCTTCAATCAAAAACTGACAATGTTCCTAGGTTCAATCCACAATCAGTTGATCTTTGGTGCGATTTTGCCTTGCGCGTGCTTAGAGAACTCGTTTTCTGTTACTTCTTAGCATACGGCAAGGATGCATTCACTAGCTGGCAGGCAGAGGAACAAGAAGTTCTTCGCAGTTTCTTACATGACAAATATCTCAAAGAACTAAAGAAAGCGGGAATCTTCGGCAGAAACTATACTAAGATCAGTCACTGTTAA